CCACGACCATGGATGCTGTGATTCTCCATAAATTCCAAGTGCCAGTGGGGGCAACATGAGAACGATCCAAGAGCCAAAAGCCCGACACATCGACGGACCGCTCTACTGGATTCGGTGCCGCAATAACGACTGCGCAGCGGTGCTGGAAATGGATCGTTCCGAGCTCACAAAGTGGGACGATTGGAACGGCACAGCTTTTTTGCAATTTGGTTGTCCGCATTGCCGCGTCGAGACAGCGGTGTTTGCAGATCGGCTAAGCTATTTCCAAGTGCCTGATGCTGCCGAGAAGTCTGCGCTGATTGATAAGGCAGAGAAATTGACCGAGGACATGAAGGGGCTGATGAAGGGCACATCGCTTTGGCAGGATTATCCAATGTTGGCGACCGTGCGGTTTGTCCATCGTGGAATCAAAAAAGCTAATGCGCTGATCAAGAGGGCGAAGTGACAAAGCTCGACAAAAAATCCTTCCGCGAATTCCGCGAGCGAACATTCGCTGAGCTGAACGAGTTGATCGAGCGCAAAAATTCCGACTACACTGCAGGCGGCAGCGTCTTTGCCAACTTTGAGCTCTGCGAGGAGCTCGGCATCGACCGCCTGAATGGTCTTGCCATTCGGTTCCTCGACAAAGTGCAACGGCTGAAGTCATTTGTCCGCAACGGCAAGCTTGAGGTCGCAGATGAAGGCGTCGCGGATGTATTCCGTGACTTCATCGGGTATTCCGTCATAGCCCTCGCAATGCTGTATGAGGATCAGGCGGAGTGAAATATTTAAGGGCCGACTTCCGCTTCGCGCTCCCGGACGATTTCGACGACACTGCGCTGCAAGCCCTTGAGCTGTCGGTCTGGCACCTGAGATCGCCAATCATCAGCGAGCGACGACACACCGCGTGCATGCCGACACGGAACGCGGAGCTCAAAGGTGTCAACGGACACTCACCTTTTGTGCACAACCAAAAGCTCGGCTACAACTTCACCGGCTACGTTGGGGCCTACGAGCTCCGCGACAAACGATGGGTGGAGCTCCCGAGCGGCATCGTCGCGCACGGTTCGACGCTCGATGGTTGGCTCAAGTAAAATCAGAATTCGATCTTGCGATACCGCTTTGTCTTTTTGGTTTTGCGCTGGTACACAATCTCGCACGCCTTGCATCTGAGAATCTCAATTTCATTATTTGGTTCACCGTGCCGCTCCCCGCATTCGGGACACGCGCATCCATAGCTGACTTTAAATTTTCCGTTCACGATCCATCCTCTTTATCGCTGCTGCAATCAGCACCATGTCCCAGTCAAGGCTTGCCAAAATTCTTTCAATTGGCAAATTTCGCAAAATGGGCTCAGACAATACCAGTCTTTTGACCAGATTTTCAAAACGTATTTGAGCAGTATCCGCATCATTTAAAACGCGGTTTGGATCGAGGATTTCGTCCTGAATCAGCTCGCATAGGAGAAGCGTCAGCCGGTTCATCAGGAAATCCTGTAAAAGAAGTGGTCAGCCCACCCTTGCTCATAGTGGTTGTACGTTGCAAGCAGCTTGCCGCGTCCATGCCGATCCGCCTGCCGGTGCACAAAGCCATTGAATCCACCTGGCGCATAGCTTTCAAGGATGCCTGCAATGAAGTCGTTAGCGCCGTCGTGCAGCTTCAATAGCTGCTTGAAGCCATCCTCTGGCAGATCCGTCTCGTTGGCAAAATAGGAAGCGCGGTACTCATGCAGGAGCTCTTTGATGCGCGACTTGAAAAGGTGGTGGGCCTCGTCGTCGGTGAGCACCAGGTACTCATAGCCTGCATACTCATAGGTGCCGTATCTCTCGCGGATGACAATCTTCTTTACGTCAACCACGCTTCCCAGCTTCATGCACATGAATTCGATGAATACCTCTAATTTCATTCACCATCCCGCCTATTTTTGTGCAGAAGCTATTGAGTGCAAAACCGAGGACCACCATATAATCATACGGTGTCGCGCGGAATTTTTGCGTATCTACTAGGCCTAGGCGGCATCTTGTCAGAGCATTCTTGTCGACTTGCATGTATGGCCTCGTCATGTGTATATATCCTTATATATAGTCGTGAGCGGTTGACTGCAATATATATCGCGCTATATAAGCTCATGTTGAAGTTTGCTTGCAGGAAGGATATGTATGCCTATCGCATTCGTGGACGAGGATAAAGAGGCACGCGTTATCAAATGCATCGTGCTCACAAAGCCAATCGTCGATGGCATCAAAACCATTGTCGCACGGTATCCTGGCGCGAACCAATCATCTGTTATTTGCAAGATTCTGACGGCATACCTCACAGCGCATGGTGAAATGTGAAGCTCCAAATAAAATATCAGCCGATCTCTCATCTTATCCCATACGCGCGGAACGCCAAGAAGCACAGTGACACTCAAGTGTCACAGCTTGCAGGCTCGATAAAAGAATTTGGCTTCGTGAATCCGGTTATCGTCGACGCTGACGGCTCCATCGTTGCTGGTCATGGCCGCGTCCTCGCTGCCGCAAAGCTGGGCCTGATGGACGTGCCGACGCTGTCTGTCGACCACCTGACACCGCAGCAGGTGAAGGCGTTCAGGCTCGCAGACAATCGCATCGCGCAGAATTCAGAATGGGACACAGAGCTCCTCGGCCTGGAGCTCGTCGAGCTCAAGGACTATGGCGTCGATATTGAGACGCTCGGCTTTGACATTGGTGAGCTGCCGGGGCTTGACGACGATGGTGGCACCGGTGGCGATCCTGATGCGGTGCCGGATGAGCCGACAGAGATCTGGGTGAAGCCTGGCGATCTTTTCCAGCTCGGTTCGCATCGGCTCCTGTGCGGTGACAGCACGAAGCGCGAGGACGTTGAACGGCTGATGAATGGCGAGAAGGCAGAAATGGTTTTCACTGATCCACCATATGGGATCTCGCTTCAAGCGGATTACGGTAATCATGTGCAAGGTTCTGACAAAGCAAAGCAGGCAGGGTTCCTACGTAAAAATAATGTGTATCGGAATATTATTGGCGATGACAAAAATTTTGATCCGTCTTTCCTTCTCGAATATTTTCAAGGCACCAAAATATTTCTTTGGGGTGCAAACAACTATACTACCCAACTACCAATTGGGCAGTGGTTGGTTTGGTACAAAAAAATTAACGACGGCATGAAGAAAATGTTTGGTTGGGAATTTGAGCTGTGTTGGACAAATCAATCTGCTGGTCAGGTCTATGAGCATGCCTGGGCTGGGGTATGTGGTCATGACAAAGTTTTAGATGGGACAACAAAAACTCATCCGACAATGAAATCTGTTGGCCTTATTTTGAAAATATTCACTGATTATTTTGCAGATTCAGTGGTTGACCTTTATCTCGGATCCGGCTCCACGCTCATTGCCTGTGAGAAGACGCAGCGCATCTGCTACGGCATGGAAATCGATCCAGCGTACTGCCAAATTATACTCCAAAGATGGGCGACATTCTCAGGGAAACAGTGGACTAAGGAAGAACAATGAAGCTAGCAATCAAGTATCAGCCTATCTCCGACCTTATCCCCTATGCACGCAACGCGCGGAAGCACCCTGAGCGGCAGATCATGCAGCTTGCTGGCAGCATCAGGGAATTTGGTTTTGTGAATCCCGTCATTGTCGATGCTGACGGCTCCATCGTCGCAGGCCATGGCCGCGTCCTGGCAGCGCAGAGACTCGGCCTCAATGAAGTCCCGACGCTCAGTGTCGAGCATCTGACACCACAGCAGGTGAAAGCTTTTCGCCTGGCGGACAATCGCCTTGCCGAAGTCAGCGAATGGGATTTTGAATTATTGGCACTCGAAATCGAAGATATTGGGGCAGACGTTGATTGGCTCGAATTCAAGATGCCACCCGAAGACACCATCGTCGACACGATCTCAAATGTGAAAGGTCACGACTTCGCAGAAAAGCTGGAAAATCATCTGGCAAGCGGTTTCCGCACGATGCAGATGGCGTTCCGCGTTGAAGATTTTGACAGGGTGATGACCGCACTGAGCACAGCAAGCAAGAAGCTTGAAGTTGACACGAATACCGATTGCGTCATCAAGCTATTGGAAATTTTCCTTGAGGAGCCTGTGGTTTGAAGCGCGTGGATGTGACTTATACGCCAGTGGATAAATCTGCCTTTGTCAAGAAGGTGCCGCAGCGGAGCCAATTGGGACGACTCATCGACGAACCGTCGCTGATTTACTGCGGTGACAAATTGATTGCAGCCTATGGCCTCGTCAGTGAGGGCGTCGTGGCTGCAGCCAGGGAAATTGCCGTGGCAGGACGCGGCATCAGCGAGTCGACGCGGACCGAAGGCCTCCCGACGAAGTCCTTAGTGCACGGTTCGCTGCCGCGCTTTGGGATCAGGCAGGACTATTGCCGCATCTCCGTCGCCACGCGCAAATTCAAAGCCGACGCGGTTTCGATGTTCCGCCTGGCAGAATGTACCGCACGGTTTTATGAGACGTGGTTCCCAGAAAATTATGCTGCTGCCAAAGCCGAAGTGCAGGCGCAGGTGCACAGTGATTGGGCGATTGGTGACACGCCTTATTTGACGGCAAACATAAATCTGAATCACGCCATCCCGTACCACACCGATGCAGGGAATTTCCGGAATCACCATTCAAACGTGCTGATTTTGAAAAGCGGCATCATCGGTGGCGAGCTGGTGTGTCCTGAGTATGGCATCAGCTTTCACCAGGGCGACAGATACCTGACGGTTTTCGATGGGCAGGCGGTGCTGCATGGGGTCCTGCCGATCCAGAATATGCCAGGGCACAAAGCACCGTACCGCGCCAGCATTGTCTTTTATTCCATGAAGGGCATGGCACTGTGCGAATCCATCAAGGGCGAGCTAGAGCATTTTAAAGCGAAGCGCACCAAGAAAGAAGCACGGACGACAGTTGAGCAGCGGGCGAAGGTCACGAAAATCAATATCAGGAGATTGGAGAAAAGAGCGAAGCTATTGGCTGCCAAGAAAGATGGGTGAAGGGACATCAGTTTGCTTTGGGTGGTGATGATCACAATATTGATGGAGCCATTGGATGCGCTACGAGTCGTTCGACAGGGATAAATTTCACGTCGTCACTATGATATCGAACCCGGCTTGTTTTTCCTCGCGCTATCGGCTGTTTAAGAATTTCGAGAAGTACATTTTGCAGCACACTCCAAACCTATGGGTGTGCGAGCTGCAGCTCGGTGACAGACCTTTTGCAATCACATCAGCGGATAATCCACGGCACATCCAGCTCCGCCATTGGGACGAACTCTGGCATAAGGAAAATGCTATAAATATAGCCATTTCACGACTGCCAGACGACTGGGAAACCCTTGGTTGGATCGATGCCGATGTTGAATTTTTGCAAAACGATTGGATCGGCGACACTTTAAATCAATTGCAGGTCTATAAAATTGTGCAGATGTTCGACACCGCAATCGACCTTGGGCCTGATAATCAGGTGCTGCAGGTGCACAAAAGTTTTATGGGGCAATATATCAGGAAGGGTGCCACGCATCCTGAAAAGGCTTATAACGAGCTCCATCCTGGTTATGCGTGGGCAGCTCGTCGCGAGGCAATTGACGATATTGGCGGCCTGTTCGACAAAGCGGTATTAGGCGCAGGCGACCGCCACATGGCGCTGTCATTTGTAAATAAAGCCGAGCTGTCATTAAATAAAGACACGAGCTCCGCCTATCAGCAAGCCATCCTGGATTATCAGGCGCGCTGCTGGACCGCACTGCGCTGCGATGTGGGCTATGTGCCAGGCAGCCTCGTGCACGCCTTCCACGGCAAAAAGAAAGACCGTCGGTATTGGGACCGTTGGCAGGTGCTGATTAAAAATGACTACCGGCCAAACGTCGATTTGAAGCGGAATTCCTATGGTGTTTATCAGCTTCATGATGATATGACATTGCGCTCGGTGCGGTTGCGTGATGAGATCCGCGCTTACTTTCGGAGCCGGAAAGAAGATTCCGTGGACTTAGAATAATCAAAGGAGTGACAGGATGAAGGACATAGACAAAATGCAAAGCAGCTACGATCTGCAGAACCCATGGTATGCGTGCGCGCAGGAGCCAATTGACGCGCAGCTCCTGCAGACAACGGCACTGATCTTTTCTTCAATGTGGGCAGCGCAGAAAGTTACAAGCGAATCTCAAATTCATCGGCTCATGCTGAGCTGCACGCGTGCCGCGCGCGACCTCATGACGACAATCCGCATGGACGAGGCAGATCGCGATGGGACGCTGCTGCCAAACATCAGGCCAGAGATGCCTGACGACCTCGATCCCAATTTCGCTCCGATGTAAAAGAATAGGATCAGCAGATGCGAGAAGTTTATAATTTGGAAGATTCATGGTTCAAGGGCAGCAATGAGCCAGTCGACGCTCAGCTCCTGCAGGCGACGCTTGCAATTTACACTGTGCAAATTCAATTGCCGCGAGCTGATGAGTGGTCGGTCGAGGTAAATGAAAAGGTGATGCTCTGGTCGGTTCGGCAGGCTCGCGACCTTCTGACGACGATCAGGATGAACGAGGCGGATGCAGCAGGGCACCTGATCACGCGTCGGTTGCCACTCCCAAAGCTGGCGGTGCGCGGGCCTTTTGGCGGGCCTCCCGATCCCAATTTCGAACCGTACGACTGAACCAATGCATGGGCCTGCCTCGCGGTGGGCTCATTCTTTTTGCTTGACTTATACTGCCACCTGCAGTATAGTGACTTCAGTGGCGGCAATCAAGCAGCCAACCCAGCCGGAGCACATAACATGCAAAGCACAAAAATCATCAAAGCAAACTTTTCCAACATTCAGACACCAATCTTCGGCAAAGAAATTGCCTGTGACCTTGTCATTGAAGCCGAAATGCTGATGTGGCACACGCCAACCGGCATGATTGCCGAGCTCGTCAAAGTCATTCACATCTATGCCAATAACGAAGTCGGATGCTGGACGGTTGATTGGAAGAAATTCAGCCTCAAAGAGCGCCATTCGCTCACGGCATGCTTTGAATTCGCAGCCTTGGCAGAAGCTTAATCAGACGGCCGGGACATCCCGGCCTTCTTCATTTTTGGCTCCTCTGATCAGGCCGCAAAGATTTCTGTTGACTTATACTGCCACCTGCAGTATAGTGACTTCAGTGGCGGCAATCAAGCAGCCAACCCAGCCGGAGCATCCCACATGAAAACATACCGCATCAACTTCAGCGTCTTCAACTTCGAAAACGGTGGCTACATCAACCATGAAACCAACATCCAGGCAGCAAATGCCGAAGCCGCTTGGAACTGGAACAAAGCTTATCTGAAACGCGAAAAGGGCGGCATCAACTCTGTCATCCTGCTGAACAAGGATTACCTCCTGGCCTTGCCGACCGCTGGCATCCAGGCAATCATGGCGGACGAAGCCGCAGTAAAAGAAGCCGCCTTAAAGGCGCAACACAAAGCAGAGATGGATGCCTTCTTTGCAATGCTCGACGCTTGATCCGTCAGCCCCCAGCAGATGCCGCGCACCTCGCGCGGCTTTTCTGCGTCTGGTGCCTGGCAGAAAAGGCCGCACAAAAAAGCTTGACTTATACTGCCGCCTGCAGTATAGTGACTTCAGTGGCGGCAATCAAGCAGCCACAACCGGAGCACCCAACATGATCAAGACAAAAACAATCACCGAATCCTTTCAAGACGTTGCCATCCTTTTCAATGGCGAAGTCGAATATTGCGACATGGAAATCGACGCTGTCGTCGCAGTCGAAATCGACCGCAACTACGGTGCAGATCGGGACGGCAACCGTGGCATTGAGCGGGTGACCTTTGCCGAAGTCACCAACCTCTGGATTGTCGGTGCCGCAATGGATGGCACACCCGTCAAATTACAGTGGTCAGACATTAAGTCCTTTGCACAAAACGACATCCAGGGCAGGCTCGTTGACATTGCGGTCGATGCCGCCTTTATGGGCCGGTTCTGATCAAGCTGCCAGGGCCTCCCCTGGCCTTCCTGCGTGCCACCACCACCGGAGACCACCATGCTCATCCACTTCACGATCAACGGCATCCACACCCCGATTCAGGGCATCCTGACCGACTGCACGCTGGTGGTCCAGGCTCAGGTCTCCCTCACGGGCGACGACTTCCATCTCGACACGGTTCTTTCGGTGGTCGCGCTGTCGCAGAGCGAAGATTCGACCATCCATTTTGACGAGCTCGAATTTGACGAGCTCGAAGGTGCGGTGCAGGGGCTCGTCGTCGCCAAAGCGGAACGGTTCACCCGTGGTCAATTTATCGAGGATTAAAAGCTTGACAAATACTGCCGCCTGCAGTATAGTGACTTCAGTGGTGGCAATCAAGTCACCCGCAACGGAGCACATTAAAATGAAAACCTCACTTTTCAAAGTTTCTTTCACACAATCCAAGTCAGTCACCATCCACCAGGAATTCCGCGCGCAGCTCGACACTGACGAGATCTTGCCGATTGGCAAAGCTCTCCTCAAATCCTTCAAGCTCCGTCACTCGCTGCCAGTCTTTAACAAACTGTCATCGGTCGAGACCGACACCACCATCGTCCTCACGGTCTCCAATGATTCCAGCATGGTCATCTTTGCCGATACCGCAGCCGAAGCCATGGGCATCATGAAGGCGCGCTTTGCTGGCACCGAGCACCGATTCGAAATCCTTGGCGCTGAATATTGCGGCAAGTGAGCCACCCCGGCCTCCGGGCCTTCCATCTGCTCCGACGCAGGCCATGCTTTAACACAGCATGGCTTTTTTGCGTGCGGTAAATAAAAAGCAGCCGATGCAAACGGCTGCCAGGAGTGGAATGCTCCTTCCGGTTGTAAACTTTTCCGCAAATGCTGTATATATAATTGACTATATACTGAGGATATGCGTGACAAAGAAGACCGCAGCGCCATCGACAAGCAAGCAGCCGCTCACCGAAGAGGACCGCTGGCTTGAAGGCGTCTTCGATGCAGACGAGGAAATCCTCAAGCGCGTGCGCAACCTGGCATACATCGGTCTGAAAAGATCAGAGATTGCAGCGGTGCTTGGTGTCAGGCAGCAGACCTTCGATTCGCAATTGAAGCGGCTGCCGCATCTGCGGGAAGCCGTTGAGAACGGCAGGGCACGAGGCATCGCTAAGGTGGCTGGCATCGCCTTTGAGATGGCTTCCTCAGGCAAGGACAAGGACATGACGCGCTTCTTCCTGCGGGCGCAGGCAGGCTGGTCTGAGACGATAGGAGTCGAGCACAGTGGGCAGACCGAAATTGTTTTCAGCACCAAGATCGGCACCGATGGCATCATTCGCACCGAGGAAAATTCTGAAGTCGTCATCGATGCTGACACCATCGACAAGCTGACGTGAAGGTCGCGCTGCAGCTCCCGGCAAAGCATTCGCTCAAGCAGGGCGTCATCATGAACGCGCTTGCAATCCAAGGCGTGACCGAAGTCTGGGTGGCAAACGGCACCAAGTACGGGAAGACCATAGCCGCTGCGACTGCGCTTTGCAGCCAAGCGCCGCTCCGGAAGCAAGCCCTATACCGATGGGTGGCCCCCATCTATATGCAGGCCAAAATCGGCTACCAGTACTGCTCACGCATGCTGCCAGCGGAGCCACACGTCAAGCGGCACGATGGCGAGCCGTCCCTCCTGTTCCGTGGCATCGACACACGCATCCAGTTCTTTCACGGGCAGCGACCGGAAAGTCTCGAAGGCGAGGCGACGCACGGCAACATCCTGGACGAAGCTGCCAAGATGCGCGAGGAAGTCTATGCGGCAGTGAAGACGACGACGACCGTGACGCGCGGCAAGATCTTGCTGGTGTCAACTCCGCTTGGAAAGAACTGGTTCTACAAAGGTTGCATGTCGGCAAAAGAAGAGATGGTCCGCGCCAAGCACGAGGGCAGGCAGCCGACAAAGCTCTTTATCAACGCACCATCGACAGACAATCCTGCAGTCAGCGCGGCAGCCATCGTCGAAGCGAGGAAGTCCTTACCCGACCGGCTCTATCGGCAATTTTATTTGGCAGAATTTGTCGACGATGGGCAGGTATTTTCCGGATTCCGTGCGAGCCAATACGGTTTACATCTCAGCTTCGACAACGTGCAGCGGCAGCATTGGCTGCATCCCGAAGCAAAAGAAATGCGCGTGGTTCTTGGCGTCGACTGGGCGAAGACGCGCGACTGGACGGTTTTCATTGCCATCGATACTGCCACGCGCAAGGTCGTAGGCTTTCTGCGCTTCCACAATCTGCCATACACCGAGGCGATTCGTGAGCTCGTGCGGTTCAAGCGCTCCTTCATGGAAGTGGATGTCTGCCTGCATGACAAAACTGGCGTCGGCATGGCCATCGATGATCAGCTCGCATACACAGACATTCCCTATCGTGGCATCGTCTTCACAAATACCAGCAAGGCAGAGATGGTCTCGCGTCTCATCACCGCGTTCGAGCAGCGTGCGCTCGGCATTCCTGCATGGGACCTAATGGAAGCGGAGCTCGATGCCTTTGAGGTGCAAGCATCTGCGATGGGACGCATGCAATATTCCGCGCCAGCAGGCGATCACGACGACATTGTATGCGCATTGATGCTTGCCAATAGTGCTTTCCTTGAATCATCAGGCGACGACGAGGTCACATACCTTGAGGACCTTGGCAAAGGGATGGAGCCATCGGCTCTCGAACTATACTATACTGATCTCGACGACGACTGATTAAGCAGGAAGGGCTTTTGCCTATGCAAGATGCTGACGAGAATTTCGCCGCTGAATACGAAAATTATGTCTCGAAAGAAGTCGGCACGCATGCTGAGAAGGCGCTGAACGTCTTCCAAGAGCAGGTCGATGGCGGCAGCGGAGCGTGGTCGACCGAAAACAAATTGATCATCGACTCATTCACGTTGAAAAGTCTCTATTTCAATGAAGACTGGGTTTATATTTTGGTCGACAGATACGCTTCAAAGATCTCGTCGCAGCGCTTGCTTGTCGGCAAGGAGCAGTCTTATGACGGCAAGCTGACGTTCACGCCTGAGGCACGGCATCCATTTCAGGCGCGCATCGACCAGCCTAATGCGCTGCAGGACTATCACACCTGGATGTATTCGCTGGTCACCGACCTCGTGCTCATGGGGAATTCGATCCAATGGACGGGTGCGGTCTCCGGACAGATCATGGGCATCCCGGCTGAAGCCGTGCGCATGGATTTCACCGACCGCAACACGCTTCGCTCGTACCAAATTCAGCAGTCGAATACCGAAGATCCATATGCCAAGGTCGCGAGCTTCCGGCCGGAAGAAATCACGCACGTCCGCAGGCCTAATCCGTCGAGCTATTGGTGGGGCCTTTCACCATTTATCCCTGGCAGGGCCTCGGTTGCGTTCAACCGTTACTCGCTGGAGTATTTAAATAATTTCTATATCAAAGGGGCGCAGCCTGGAATCATTTTGGAAATGGACAAGGAAGCCAACGAAAAGGTTGTGCTCCGCCTGCTTAAGTCCTTTGAGCTCGCATATCAAGGTCGTCGCAATCAGAGGCGTACGGTGGTTCTGCCGCGAGGCGTCACTGCCAAGCAACATTCGCATTCCTTAGCTGATCAGCAGCTCCGCGATTATATGGTGCTCAATCGCGAGACAATCACCAACCTCCTGCAGGTCCCAAAGCACGAGCTTTCTATTGCAGAGACTGGTTCGCTCGGCTCCGAAGAATACAAGATTGCGCTCAAGAATTTCTGGGGTGGTCCGCTCAAGTCGACAATGCGTCTCATCGAAGGTGCGCTCAGCAAGTCCTTCAAGCAGGAGCTCGGGCCTGGCTACGTCCTCAAATTCGATCTGTCTGACCTGGAAGCCCTGGCAGAAAACGAGGAGACAAAAGCCGACCTCGCAATCAAACTGAAAAGCATGCTGACGCTGAACGAGGTGCGCGCCAAGATCTACAAGCTGCCACCGCTGCCGGGTGGCGACGCGCTGCCGCAAGGCTCGGCACCGCCAATATTTGCACCGCAGCAGGCGTTCTCGGCTCCTCCCATCGAGGTGAAGAATGTGGACGAGGCAGCAGCAGCGCGCGCACGCAACCTCGCACGGTTCACGGCCAACACCAAGGCAGATGGCAGCGCGCCAGACTGGTGGCAGGAGCGCGACAAAATCCAGACCGAAGCCAATGCTGTCGCCATCCCGAAGATGGTTGAAAATGCTCTCGATATGTTTCTTGATCAGGCGACTGGCATCATTGCTGCAATCAAGAGCTCGACGGTAAACAAAGCAGCAGACATCCCATCGCGTGCCACCCTGCGCAAGCGCGTCCGTGACGCTCTGAATGAGCTCGAAGACAAGTGGGTGCGGAACTACGTCGACACGCTCGAAGCGACGGTTGAGCTCGGCTATAACACGTCCTTGAAGCTGCCGTTCAACCTGCCAAATGAATCAGAAATTCAGGCGCTGAAGGAGCGCGGCACACGCGAGCGTCGGTTGATTCTTGAGGAGCGCGGCCTAAAATCTTTTGAGCTCATGAGTAAAACGACCACCGAGGAAGTCATGAAGCGCGTGACCGATGGCGTCTCCGAATCAAAGACAATCCAGGAAATCACAAAAGACATTGCCAATATCTTTGCTAATCCTGAAGCGATGACCGCACGGGCAGAACGCATTGCGCGCACCGAAGTCCTCACGGCACAGTCGATTGGGCAGGCGGCATCGATGCAAGACGCAGCAACAGTGATTCCCAATCTCAAAAAGGTATGGATCGCTGCCGGTGACGAGCGCGTGCGCGGGAATCCTGGTGGCTTGTATCCCAATTCGAAATCGGATCACTGGACGCTGAGCGGGCAGGTGCGCGACCATGACCAGCCCTTTATCGATTCGCGCTCGGGCGCAAAGATGGACTATCCTAGAGACGCCAGCGGTGGGCCTGGGGACACCATAAATTGCAGATGTGTGATGATTATGGTTCCAGGCGACGAGGCAGACCGTATGGGACTTGAAGACCTTGCCACAGAATTCCAAGGCGGCTGAGAAAATGCTGCGAAAAGTGCTTGGTGATTTCACGGCTGGGGTTTTGGATCGCGTGCGGTCTCCGCTGCCCGACTTCATTGCATGGACCAGTGAAAATGAAGCGCGTGTCTGCAGCAATGGTGTATTTGTTTTTAAGCGCTGCGGTGACAGGCTCTATTGCTACCATGAGGACAATGAGGCTGAGGCGCGCTGCATTGCCATTGTCCAAAATCTGCGAGAAATGAAGCTCGCCATCCGCGAGGTTATCGGCAGATGATCATGGACGACTATTATCGGGACGAAATCAAGCAGCTCATCCTGATTGAGCAATGGCAGTCTGGCGGCCTCTACAATCGGAAGCACATCTATGGCGACGTGAAGGCCTTCCAAGACAAAATCAAGAGCGTCGACGACAAGAAAGTAACGCGACGACTGTCCCGCTTTGCATCACCCGCTGAGGCTTTCGATTCCATTGTGCCCACTAATCCAAAGCTATTGCGGCAGGATGAGTATCGATTCAAAGTATTCTATGATGAAAAGAAGCTGATCTATCTGACCAGAATGGAAATTGTCGAGTTTCTTGGAATAAACAAGCACCATTTTAGTCAGGTCTCGAAGTTTAAAGTCTATTTGTACGACGGCAAACTCTTCCGCACGTTGGCACAGATCGAAAAGTACGCTTCGATCTCTGAATGGAAAGCTACCAAGCTTTCCAAAAGATATAAGTTTTCGATTCCAGATCACATCAGGGACCAGTCCTAAGGAGCTCCGCGCATGGCGACGACGAAACTTTGCACAGCAGGATTCACCAAAAGCATTGACGAGAAAGGCGATGTCACCCTTGAGGGGTGGGCAAACAAGTCTGTCGTCGACCGTGGCAATGACATTATCCGCAAGGATGCCTGGAAGCTTGATAACTTCAAAAAGAACGGCATGATTCTTTTCAATCACGACCGCATGCAACCAGTCGGCAAAGCCGTCGCGGTTGAAGCGCGTGACGAAGGGCTGTTCATCAAGGCAAAGCTATCGAAGTCGAGCCATCCCGACATCATGAAGGTACGCGACCTCGTCAAGGAAGGCGTGTTGAATGCATTCAGCGTCGGCTTCGAAGCGCGTGACGAGCAGAAAAGCTCCGATGGCGTGAACGAAATTAAGAGTGCCGAGCTTTATGAATGCTCGATTGTGTCGATCCCAATGAATCAAGATTCGTTATTTGAAGTATCCGTCAAAGACATCGAGGGCATGACTTTGGAAGCTGCACGCGACAAAATCCTCCGGTTCAAAGGTGCCCTGGTGGCCGCTCGCGTCCATTCCCAGCTATATGATCTTGTCGAAGCTGGCGGCAACCGTGACGAGCTGCTGAAGGCCGTCACAG